CGCTGAACATGGCAGATGACGACAAACTCGGAACGCCGGATGAGCGCATTGTGCGCGAGGCACAGAAACGGTTCGAGCGCTGCCAGAACTGGGAAGCGGATGCTCGCGAGAACTTCCGCGAGGACTACAAGTTCGCCAATGCCGATTCGGACAACGGCTACCAGTGGCCCAACGAAATCCGCAAGACGCGCGCCATCGACAACCGTCCCTGCCTGACGATCAACAAGACGCGCCAGCACAACCTGCAGATCATCAACGACTGCCGCCAGAACAAGGCAGCGGTGCGCGTCAGTGCCACGGGCGGCGGCGCCACGAAGGAAGCGGCAGACGTTTTCGAGGGCATCGTGCGGCATGTGGAGTACATCTCCAACGCCTAGAGCGTCTATGACACCGCCTCCTAGTTCCAGGTGCAGGCGGGCATCGGTTACTGGCGCGTGTGCACGGATTACCCGAACGAGCGCACGTTCGATCAGGAAATCTACATCCGGCGCGTGAAAGACCCGCTGTCGGTCTATCTCGATCCGGATATCAGCGAATTCGACGGGTCGGATGCCCGGTTCGGATTCGTGTACGAGGACCGTCCGCGCGAGGTGTTCGAGAAGGAATACCCGAAGTTCAAGGACAAGGTTCCCCACAACACGCTGGGCGAGAACATCAACAACTGGTCCAGCAAGGACCATGTCCGCGTGGCGGAGTATTACCGTCGCCGGGAGAAGAAAGACAAGCTGGTATCGACCGATTCCGGCGTGGTGCGCGCCAGTCAGCTGCCTCCCGAGATCCGCAAGCCGTTGCTGGATGACCCGACGACCAAGGTCCGGGACATCATCGAGCCCGTATGTCGCGCCAGTCGAGGCTATCTCCGGACTGGAGACGTACTGGGCGTCGGCGAATCGAGACAACCTCGCCGTACTTCCGTACAACGGCATGTCGGAGGATGGCAAGCCCATTGCCCCGCCAAGCCGGCAAGCGCCGCCTACATTCGCGCCCGCGTACCTTCAAGGTATGCAGGTAGCGGGGCAGGAGCTGCAGGCCGTCAGCGGCCAGTACGAAAGCCAGATGGGCGAGAAGTCCAACGAAAAGACCGGCATTGCGATTCAGGAGCGCCAGCGCAAGGGCGACAACGCGACATATCACTACATCGATCACCAGGCCATCGCCATTCGGTTCACGGGCCGCATCCTGATCGACCTGATCCCGAAGATCTACGACACGCCGCGCGTCATCCGGATTCTTGCCGAAAACGGGGACGAATCGCAGATCCAGCTGGACCCCAGCGCATCGCAGGCGTTTCAAGCGCAGGAGCAGCAGGAAGAATCGGTGGTGAAGGGCATCTTCAACCCGACCGTGGGCGAGTACGACGTGATCAGCGAAGTCGGGCCGGCGTTTGCGACCCGTCGTGAGCAGGCATTCAACGCGCTGACGCAGATCGCCACGCAGTCGCCGGAACTGATGAGCGTGGCCGGTGACTTGGTGATGCGCGCCGCTGACTTCCCGATGGCCGAAGAACTGGCCGAACGGCTCAAGAACATGGTTCCCCCGCAGGCGCTGGGCGGACCCTCGCCGCAGACGCTGGAGCTGCAGCAGAAGCTGACCGGCATGCAGAACGCGCTGGAGTCCATGACGCAGAACCTCGCGGACGAGAAGTCCAAGCGCACCAGCGTCGAGCAGCAGAAGGACATCGACGTGTACAAGGCCGAGACCGACCGCATGGAGTTTCTGAAAGACCTCGACCCCGCGATATTCAGGCCGATCCTCGCGCAGCTGGTCGCCGAAGCCATGCAAAACGGCATGGGTCCCATCGTGGGGGCCAGCACGCAATACCTCGCGCAGCAGGATGACGCGGCGCAAGGCAACACCGCTACCGGTGGCGATTCACCGGGCAATCCACCCACCCAAGAGTGAGCAATGGAAGACAATGAGACCGGTTCGCAGGCCGAAGACACTGCGCAGATTCCCGCCACAGAGGTTGCCGATTCGGGGTCGGAAGTAACAGACGAGCAGGCCGAAGGTTCCACGCCGGAACCGACGGCTGAGGGTGAACACGCCAAGCGCGCTCCGTGGTTCCAGAAGCGCATTGACGAGCTGACCCGCGAGAAATGGGAAGCCCGCCGTGAAGCTGATGCAGCCAAGGCACTCGCCGAAGCGATGCGAAGCCAGCACGGGGAAGCGGCACCCACGGAAACCACTCCGCAGAACATCGAGGAACTGGTGACCCGCCGTGCCGCAGAACTACGCGATGCCGAATCATTCAACGAGGCGTGCAACATCACCGCCGAGAAGGGCAAAGAGGCGTTTCAGGACTTCGATTCCGCCGTGCAGGGCTATCAGCTCCTGGGCGGTCCGAAGCGTGAGTTCCTGGAAGCCATCAATGCGCTCCCCAACGGGCCGCAACTGTATTACCACCTCGGGAAACACCTGGATGAAGGCGCGCATGTCCTTTCCCTCCCTCCCGTCAAGATGGCCCTGGAGCTGACGAAACTCAGCGCCAAGCTGGCCAAGGCACCACCCGTATCAAAGGCCCCCGCGCCCATCAAGCCGCTCGGCGGTTCAGTCGTGCATGACGGAGACCCTATGAAGCTCCCCATTGCCGACTGGATCAAATGGCGTGATGCGCAGGTGGCCAAAGGCAATTAACCCCCTCAATCTGGAGTTTGACTCTCATGAGCAATACCCTTCTCACCCTGAACGAAATCACGCGCGAGGCCGTGCGGTTGTTCCGCAACTCCAACGCGTTCATCGGCTCCATCGACCGGCAGTATGACGACTAGTTCGCACGCGACGGCGCCAAGATCGGCAACTCGCTGCGTATCCGCCTGCCCAATGACTTTACCGTCACCACGGGCTCGGTAGCGGCCAGCCCACAGAACACCGTTGAGCAGAACACCACGCTGACCCTGACCAATCAGGACCACGTCGATGTGCAGTACAGCTCGCAGGACCTGACCCTGAGCTTGCAGGACTACAGCAAGCGCATTCTGGCCCCGATGGTGAACAACCTGGCCGGTTCGGTCGCCTCCAACGTGATGAGTGGCGCGGAGTCAATCTGCAACTATATCGCCAAGACCACCAGCGGCGCCGTGGTCACCCCGACCGCCAATGAATGGCTGCTGGCGGGTGCCGCATTGGACCTGTCCTCGGCTCCCCGTGGTGGCCGCAAGGCGATTCTCGACCCGTACACCCAAGCACGCACCGTGGGCAGCTTGGCCGGCTTGTTCAACCCGACCGGCACCGTCGCCAAGCAGTTCACCTCCGGTGAAATGATGGGTCCGGCGCTGGGTATCGAGTCGTGGATGAGCGACCAGACGGTTCTCAAGCACACCACGGGTGCATACGGCACGCTGGGCACGGTGTCCGGCGCGAGCCAGACCGGCACGTCCATCACCACCTCGGCGCTGAACGGTCCGCTGAAGAAAGGCGACATCATCACCTTCGCGGGCGTGTTCCAGCAGAACCGTGTCACCAAATCGTCGGTGGGCACGCTGCAGCAGTTCGTGGTCACGGCAGACGTGGCGGCGGCGGCGACCAGCATCCCGATCTATCCGGCGCTGATCCCCGGCAACGTGCAGTATGCGACCGTCACCGCTTCGCCGGCCTCCGGTGCGGCGATCGTCTGTGTCAATCAGGCGAGCGAGGTATATCGCAAGAACTTCGTGCTGCGCCCGGAAGCGGTCACGCTGGCCACGGCCGACCTGATCATGCCCAAGGGTGTGCACGATGCCGCGCGCGAGAGCTACGACGGCGTGTCCATGCGCATGGTGAGCCAGTACAACGTCTCGACGGACCAGTTCATCACCCGTCTGGACGTGCTGTATGGCTGGCAGTGGGTGCGTCCGGAATGGGCCTGCGTCGTGGCCGACGTGGTCTGATTCTCAACCTCAACGGGGGCCCTTCGGGGCCCTCTTTTTCTGGAGCATGCCATGTCAAATTTCCTTGGAGTCGGTACGGACGACGCCCTCAACGGATCGCAGGACCCGCTCGCTACCGTTACCGCAGGCGCGTCCCCGTGGACGTATACCGCGCCGTTCAAATGCCACGTCAACCTGTCCGGCGGCACGGTTTCCGCCGTGGCTCACGGCCGCAACAATGTCTTTCATTCGCTGGGCGGTGTCGCTGGCAGCTTCAGTCTGTCCAAGGGCGACCAGATCAAGGTCACGTATTCCGCCGCAC